TCTATTAGATTGACTGGATGCCAAAGATCAAGAATGCTATTAGTATTAGGAGTTCCAGACATACCGACCCTTCGCTCGAATACTTCTGATAACTTTTTAATGTTCTTGGAACGTTTAGCGTCTTTATTTTTGAAAGCAGTAAATTCATCAATTACTAAGTTTTTAAAGTTTGTTAATAACTGTTGATTTTTAACTAAGAAATTGACCGCTTCAAAGTTAGTGATAACCATATCAAGCGACGTATCTTCAAATACTTTTTGTCTATTCTTAGCGTAGGCAACACCGTATTTAATATCAGGTTGAAACTTCTTTATGTCGTCAACCCATGCTGCTTCCAGAATAGATAACGGTGCTAAAACAAGAGTTCGTCCGCCCCATTGCACGTGTGCATCGAGTACTGACCTTGTTTTTCCTGTTCCGGGATCGGAAGTAATTAAACAACGTGAGTTGTTGGTTAGAAAGTTTGTGGTTTCTTCCTGATGTGCATAAGCACTAATTGTTTTCTCCATCATAGCTGTATTTGTTATTTGTTATTTAGTATTTTGTACGAAAAGGATTATACCTATTTCATACCCCATTGACAAGCAGGGTCTTCACCATTTTTATAAGAACACCACTTACAACTGGATGTGCTTGGATTAGGTGGAAATTTTTCTGCTGTTGTCATAACCAAAGCTCGCTCATGAAGTTTTGGTAAAAATAAAAGAGCTTGATCTCTTGTGTAAGATTGCTCAGTTGTAGTACCGTGGTCTAAATACCACAGTTCTGTTTGTACATGTTGTAAATCTGGGTAACGCAAGAATGAACCTATTGCATATGTTAAAGCCTGTTGTCCATGTGCAATTTCATTACCAAACTGCCTACCAGTTTTGTAATCTATTACACGTGCACTGGTTTCATCTTCATGTACGATTGCATCTAACTTGATACGAGCCCATACATCTTTAGCCATCCAATGACACGCTTCCCATTCTATAGTAAAGCCCCACTCACCTTCGAGTTCTGCTTTACCTTCGTCATACAGATTTTTCAAACGTTCAAATTGTGATGTAAATTTACTTAAAGTATCTGGAAATTTTGATAAACGTCCATCTACATACTTTTCAGCTTGATCGTGTATTTCGCTACCCCGTTTTGCAGCAGGACCGTAGTCTTCACTAATTCTTTTTACTTTAGCTATGTAACTTCGATAAGCACAAGCTTCAAAAGTTTTAAGGGTTGAATGGGACCAAGCTGGTATAAGACCTAATTCCTTAGGCTTTGACATCTCTACGACATTATCAATATCGGGACGCCTGTCAGACGTAAGTTGAGGCATACATTTTAGAAGTTATTAGTTAATCATAGATTTGTCTCCTAATAATGTAGTATCTTTATCGTCAAAGTGTTCTTGTATTAAATTTTCTTTTACTTGGTCATCAATTACCCAAGTTACTAATACTCCTCGAGGAGCTGAACTATTCTTCCCAGTGCCGACACGTTTACGTGTGGTAGTGACATTTAGTCGACTCATTGCTTTTGTAAAATCTCGTATAGCTAGTGCTTTTCTATTATCTGTAAGCACATCATACACTAGTTTAATATGCTGCATAGGTATAATAATTTCTGTACTTGACTTTGCTATCCAGTCTTTGATATAGCGTTGTGCTGTACTTATCCCACCTGCATCAAATGTATTTGTAAGTGGTATATCTAATATTTCTACAAAATATTCTAAGTTGCTTTGTTTAATTGCAGTTGCAAATTCTTCTAATACTGACATAGATATTTGTTTCATTTCTTTCTTAGCATCGTTTTCTAATGCAGTGTGAGCCATACGCTCATCTACCTGAAACTTTTGTAATAGTCCTGCAAAGTTAAATAACTCTGCTTGTACATCTGCTAGCATACCGATAAAGTCAGGATGTGTTTCTTCTAACTTACTTTCTTGTCTGGGTGCTACATTGTAACGTCTATCGCCTTCTTCTATCTTAACTGCGTCAGCTCGGTTAGTAAGAAAGATAAAGTTACAAAAACTAGGTAATTCTATTTGGTTAGTACGCATAGCACGTATTGTTAATGTAGGTTCTGTAACTTGATGTTTAAGCTTGTCAGCCATCCTGCCTGTATTACCTGAATCACCCATACGGAACTCATCTACTACAAGAAACAGGGCTGTACGCATGTACAGATTAAACTGTTCTTCTATGTTTTCTAAAGAACGCATTGGTACTTGTTGTTCACCAAACAAAGGCTTTAGAACTTTGTGTATAAACAAACCTTTACCAGTGCCCGGGACGCCTGTAAATATCCATGCAGTCATTGTTTTGCGTTTGTTTTGATAGATATAAGCAAGCCAATTAACAAAATGTTCAAACTCAGTTTTGCCTCCACCAAGTATATGCTGCATAAGTTTTGTAATATTCGGTATGTACTTGTACATAGATTCAGCAGTGCCGTATGTAAGTTCAGGTACTTCAGATGACGCACCAAGCATGTAACCAGACTTTCTGTATAGGTTGACATGGTAGGGGGCTGTTTCCATTTGTATACCTTTTTCTGATGACGGATCAAATACAACTTGTGCATCAGGTATAAAGTCAGGCATTGGTCGGTTGTGCGTACGCATAAAACCTTCTAAAGATGTTTTTTGTGTGGGTGTTAGTGGGTAATCATCAGTAAACTGAGACTTAGTGTTATCGAAAACTCCATTAAAATAAGTGTCAGTATAAAAATCACGAAGAACAATGGGTTTGATGTTTTTAGTTCCATCAATTTTATCAGCGTATTTATCGAAAATAGTTTGATAAAACTCTGGGTCAGCTTTTTCAATTTCAAATATGGGTTCACCTTTGAAATTATACATATAGTGGGGGTTAGTGAGAATAAAGTAATATGCTCCGCTGTCGCCCCCGTTGATATTACAGTTAACGTAAGGTTCTGATATACGACATATTTCTATACTCATACGATCAGGATTTTGAAGTACTTGTTCAGACACTCCATTTACATTTACTGTTGATATCTTTTCGCTTTTCTTAACAAGCCCGGCTTTTTTACGTAATCCGTCTTTTATTGATGTAGATAAGCTATGAACTTTCTCAGGGTTTACATCTCGTATTAAATTACTTATATCTAAGGTTGGTGAACTACGGTCTATTTTTACAAACCTGTCTCCAGTAACTGGGTCTTGTACACCTGTAAATTTAGGTGTACCTATGTAAATAAGTTTAGAGTTATCAGCTAAGCTTACGTCTAATGGATAAGATATACTCTGTCCGTTAGCAGACAATACAAGCTGGTCAGCAAGTATATCTATTTCATAATTAAGTGTACGAAACCATTCTTTTAGGGCCCTAGGTTGTACGGTGTGGTTAAGTAAAAAGAACAAATGCATTGAGATTTTGTTACTTTTTATTCCCAAGGACGCAGATGCTTGTGCAATATAACTTACATTACTAAACTCTGATGGTAAATATTGCACAAAAGCTTCAGCAAGATTCTGTATATCGTAAGTATTGTACTTACTTTTAGCACCAGGGAATGTAATACCGTCTAAATCTAATACTAATAACTGTGTACTTGCAGCACGATCAGTCATTAGTGCACGCGATTCATTCTTTAACTTTTTCTTTAAATCACCTTTGTGCAGTGCATGACCTGCAGCTGCATGCGTTTGTAATAACTCATAGAACTTATCAAAGCCTTCTTGATTAGGTTCTATGTTGTAATGCTCAGAGGTAAAGTTTTTTACCAATGGGTAGGGTTTTGTTTCGTCAGTTGTTATTTCTTTGACAAGCTTTTGTTTAGCTTTGAGAAAGATTATCTCCATGATTTTTACTCCTGTGTATCAAAAATTTCTTTTCTATCTATCTTAACATATGGTTCTGCATCGAATGCAAGCTTTACTTGTTTAGGTCCTAAGTTTGTAATTGTAAAAGTACAGATAACTTCTCCCAGCTCCGGGATATGTATAACAATACTTTCTTTTTTACGGCGACTGAGTACTAAATTGCTCACTTTTCAAAGTAGTTTTTAAGGTCTTTCCAATATTGTTTTAATTTATCGTCTAATGCTTTGTTCTGATAAGGACATAAAGCTTTAAGTAATACTTTACTAAGAACTACTACTAATATTATTACTAATAATGTTTCCATAATTACCTCACTTGTTGTATATCTTGCTGTACGCTCCTTCTGCATCTAGAGGAAGTTCTGTACACCAATCTGGTGGTTGTTTCATTATAGCCATTATTGTTGCCAATGTCTCATCAGCATGTTCATCTGAGCCAAGAGCAATGATTTCATCATGTACGGTTAGTACAACTGAGATCCCGGGAATGTTTTGTATAGCAAGCATTTGGTCAGTAATAACTATACGAGCTAGAGCTTGTACGATATTCTCTACAAGTCGCGGGCCATGCGTGCGTGTAATACCGTTACGTCCTGAGTCATATAAAAATTCACCATTGTTATATCGCAGGTGTGGGTATTGTAAGTACATATCATTAGGCAATTTTAATGCGTTACTAGCTACGGACAACGGTCCATAAGAATAATTTGAGTCAGTCCTGTCTAACATGTAGAACATTAATTGTTTACCTATACTCCAGAGCTGTGGAATGTTTGGATACATTGCTCGGTACTGCGATACAATACCTAATGCTGTACCTTGTGTAACATCAATCGACGGTGAACCTTGTGCAAGTATAGCTTGATATTTATTAGCTCCCATACCATAACCAAGACCAAGTATTGCTGTTTTACCAACATACCTTTCGAGTTTGTTTTCTTTTGTAATAGGTCGGTTATAAATTTGGGTAGCAAAGTTGCTATACACATCTTCACCTGCCGCAAACGAATCAAGTAAATCTTGTTCTTTTGCAAGCCAAGCAAGCATACGAGCCTCAATGTTAGATAAATCTGCAATATACAACATCTGATCCGGTCCAGCTTGTAATGCGTTACGAAGTTTGGAACCGCGAGGTAAGTTTTGTAAGTTTATCTTTTCTGTACCACCGAATCTGCCAGTGTGTGCTGCATAATAGCGTAATGGCACGGAAAGAGTTCCGTCGGGATTACATCCGTCTAGCAGCCTTTGTGCACGTGTTTCTTCAATACGTGACTTTACAGCTTCTCTTGCATCCCAGATGTGTTTGTACTGTGGGTACATATTACACATTTGAGTATAAGCTTTATCTGTTTTACTAAACGCAGGAATCATCTTTCCAGTCCGCTGGGATTTTTTGGTTGGCACGGTGATATTGATTGACTCGAGATACTCTGCAAATTGTTTTTGAGACGCTAGTTGTGCACGTGTAAGTCCGGAGTCTTGTATGAGTTGTGCAGTATTTGCAACAATATCATCTTTATGGGCCTGAAGTAATGTACGATCAAGAAATAATTTTGGCTCTACATACATACGACAAGTCAGATCTATAAGGTTAAGTTCTGACTGTGGGTAATTAGGCCGCATAACGTTGTACAACGCATAGGTTAAGTCAACGTCTTGTATACAATAGCCAGCTATTTGGTCTTCTACATCAGGGGGTAAGTCAAATATACCTTTGGCATTTACAAGTTCGTCGCCTTTACGCATTGTTTTATCGTTGGGAAACATACGCTCACAGGTATTTTTGAGTGATGAACTTTCATTGGGTGCAAGTCCACGGGCCATGGCTGCTGTGTCGTAGTAGTATTTAGGATACACTTTGTAATACTGGGTAAGTATGTATGCGTCAAACAAAGTGTTGTGACACACAACTGCAGCGTCATCCCATTGTATAGTTTTGATTGCGTCCGCACATTCATCAGCTCCGAACCATTCAGTAGGCTCATCATTCATTTTTATGCCAACTCCCCATACTTTAAACAGTGGTGAGTGTACGTACTGCACAGCACTGAGATGTGCCAGGCTGTGTTCTGTATCATAATAAGTTTCAAAGTCGAGTGTAATTACATTCATCTGGATCTCCTGAGTTGTATCATTAATTTTTGCCAATGTTCATAATCTCCTTTTTTGGCACGTTCCCAACCTATGCGGGAATTGACCATATTAAAGGCGACTGACAATCTTACTTTTTTATACTGTGTAAACGGGGCGTGTTCATCGGGGTAGGTATACGGACTTTTAGTATTCCGTTTTACCATTACATATGTTGACATATTAGTCCTCCTAGACTGTTGACATTTATCCTAAATGCTTTATGTTTGAAAATTAAGGGTATCACACTTGCAAGTGATACGTAAATATAACTTTAATATTAAAGGTGATTATATGGCTACTATAGCTACTTTAAGAAAGAGTGGTAACGTTGAAAGCAATTCAGCTTTTAAAGGTTTCCCTGAAGGACAAATGTTCACAAGGAAAGCTACTATTACTACTCCTGTCTTAGCATTAAACGATGTAATACAAGCTTTAAACGTATACGCAGGGGAAACTTTGCACGCGTTAAGAGTAGTATCTACTGATATTGACACAAACGGTTCGCCGGCTGTTGTATTAGATATTGGTTACGGTAACAGCACGTCTGCTACTGGTGCCAACTCTGCTGCAATTAAAGACGGTTCAACTATTGGTCAAGCTGGTGGTATCGAGCTCTACAGTGCACTAAGTGCAGATGACGACGCAAGTGAACCAGTTGAGTTTACTGCAGACGATACTATTGATATTCATGTACAAGTTGCTCCTGCTACAGGTGCTGCTGGTACAATTACAGTTATAGGTTATTTTAGCTAGACAATAGCATAAACATAACCTACACTTATAGGAGTTGATTTTCTCCTAGTATCAATGAAAGTGTAAAAAGGGCTTACTTCGGTAGGCCCTTTTTCTTTTTGTACAATTGATCGCCCAGGGTGTATATGTGTATACACTCACTGTCCTGCACAATAAGTTCAAAACCATTGAACTCTAATATTTCTACTTGACCTTCTTTTTCTAAGTAGTTTTTTAATTGGGTTAGACTAGACCAATCTTTGCTTAGCAAAGGGTCTTCATTAACCTGTTTGGGGGTGGGGGGTGTAGCTTCAATAACATCACCTATAAATTTCTTAACTATATGGTTAAGGTCGGCTCTAGTTATCATTTGTTTTTTGTTATAGAACTTTTGTCCAAGGTTCATTCGTTCGTCGTTCGTTAGTTCAATTGATATATTGGTTTTCATAGTCGGTTTTTGATTATACGCATAGCGTGTTCTAGTTCAGCAAATTGCTTTTCAGCTTTTGCTAATTTTTCTTTATCACCAGTATCTAGTTTGTCATCAGCTACATCTCGTATAAATTTTTCTACGATTATTACAGCTTGTGATATAGATGTTATGGTTTCACTCATATTAACTCCACTTCAATGGCGTACTGCACGCCGGACATGTAGCATGCAGTAACAAACAAAGTAATTGCTAGCAACTGTAAGTAAAACAATTTTTTCATATTGCAGTCTCCGGGTTCATTAGTTTGTGCAAGTCAATGTGTTTCTTCTGCTCAGCTGTAGCATTTCTAGTTACCCACTGTGGTGGATAGTTTATGCTTGAATTGTCATAGTTTGCTTTACTTAATTCTTTCTTTTGTATTGCACGAGTATAAGCTTTAAATACATCCTGCATGTAAGGCTTGTCTTGTGTAACAAACTGTTGATAAGAATCTACAGTATACGATGTATGGTTATTACCTTCTTTGTATTGGTCAGGCATACATAAAGGTAAGTCAGCTAGTACTTCCCAACTAGTTTCTTTTTTAGTCGGAATGTTGAGTGGCAACTCTTGTAAAGCATGTATTACAGTTTCTGTTTTATGCATAGCAATACCGCTTTCATCTGAGAAACGCCACTTGTATTCTTCACAGAGTGTTAGTGCATGCATCCACAACCACCAGTAGTTCATTGCATCTTCTCGTACCCAAATACATGAGGGATGATTTTCATATGCTTTTTTATACAAATGCATTACGTCTGCTCTTTCATCGCCATCAAGCACGCGATGTGCAGTCGATAGCATTTGTGCAGATTCCACAATCATTTTTGGTATAAGTTTATCTGGCAACTCTAGTGCAGCCATTCTTGGATCGTCGCTTACAGCAAATATATTCATACTGATACTCCTAATAAATTAAGTTTAAATACAGATTCTTTTGGTACGGCAAACCATGCCCATGATCTTACAGTGTGTCCTGAATGTTGGGCATCAACTACAGGTTTTGTAGAATGCATAAGCCAATGTCCTGTACCGTAGCCCCAAGGGTTACCGTTTTTTCGTACATTTTGAATGTTATGTACAAAACCCGAACGAGGTTTGTCAGGTATTACTTGCCTCCATGCATCGTTGTAAAAACGATCAACAATAAGATTACCGGCACGTGGTGAAAAGCCAGTAACTTTACAACGAATATATCCTTGTTGGTATTCAGCGATTAGCCAATCGCCTTCGTTAAATATTTGTTCTGGTTTTACACCTTCAGGTAATTCCATAAGACCTTGTATAGTTTCAAAAGTATTGCCTGTTACTTGGTCTTCAACAGTGTTAGGGGCAAACAAAAAACCGTTTCTTTGATACGGTACATTGTTTTGGTCACACCACCTTGAAGTTGCATTGTTATATCTATGTGTGTTTTTGCTCATGATTTTCTCCTTCATGGTTATAAGTTTCAAGTAGTCTTGCTAAATACCATTGGGCTTTTTGCAAGTCTTCTTGTTGGTTCTTGTATTCATAACGCCATATGTATTTTATGATGTTACCTTTCAAGTAGCCTTGGAATTGTCGGGTGGTCATAGAGGCTTGAATAGCTTGTATGCACTCGATATCTCCAGTGTTGTAGTGTGGGGGTTGGTTTACATTGTCCATAATTACTCCTTAATTTAGTATACAACAAGTAGCGTGGTAGCTGGACTTAGGACATCGACGTACCTAGAACTTGCCAACTTTTAAAGTCGGTTGTATCAACTACTTGTTGCATACGTTAATTTTTTGATCGTAACAGTTAGCTTGGTATCTGACCCGGTTAGAATCATAAGTATAAACTTAAAGTTTTGTCGGATGTATATTAACTACTTATAGCAGTTACATCAATCTAACGACTTATCTTGCATTGATTGTTAGGAGAACGTATACGCTGTCGGACCTCTAGCCGCACTTGGCTCCACAGGTGGTTGTATCAACTAACTGTTACGAAATTTCTCTTTCAAGAAATCTCTGTTGGACTCTTCGTACGATTGAAAAGTAGGATGAATCTCCATGCCAAAAGCACTTCGTTCAGTGCAATTCTTCTTATACATACGAAGAGCAAATTCTTTATATTCCGTAGTGTTCGCAAAATGTTTCATACATCTCCTGAATTACTGGTATGTCTATTTCAAACATTGTATCAATAGTTGCAGGGGTAGGTACAGAGGCAGGATCATCATACATGCCGGGTTTTGCATTATCTCTTAGAAAATCTTTAACTGTTTCATAAAACATAAGATGCACAACGTCATCTTGATTAGCATCATCTTCAAGAATATATCGAAGTATCTCTGATTTTATAGTCTTAACAGAATACTTATCAAAGAATGCATTAAGAGTAGCTTCTAGCCATGTACCATGCCACTCTTCCCATTCTTTTGCTTTACGCATTAGTCTGCTCACTTTCTTCTGTTCTACTTTTGTTCGATGGCTATTGTTATTGCTTAACACCATCGCACTAGCTTCTCCAATCTGGTTGTTGTTCTTCCCATTCAGCAGAAGGGCGTTTCAAAACAAAATTAAATACCTTTACTTCTCTTGTTTTAAACTTTAGTTTTTGATGTACCACTGTCTTTTTGAGCACAAATAGAACAATAGATGCAACCAAACCACCAACCATGGCACTAGCCATGCCACTGAATGTACCATAAAAAGCAACCATTAGTGTAAAAGTAATTAGAATGTCAACAAAGATGTCGTGGCCGATGGTCTTACGACCACCAGCTTTAAGCGCCAGCAAAAGCAGACCGAGCGCGCTGAAGATTCCTATTAGCAACATTGTTTCTGTTCCTCCAAAATAAATAAGCCATATATCCGAATTGAATAACTTCAATTAGAATCCATAATGCAGTAGTAACTGCGGTAACAACTGAACTAGTCATAGTCTGTAATCCTCCATAGGATAAACACCACTGTTGCAGTAAACAACAGAGTGCCTAGTAATATAAGAAATGTGTGAAAAGAACTAGCTACTGCAAGTAAGCTGAACATAATCACACTACCAATGAGTACTGAAACGCCGTACTCTTTCGCGTATTGTTTAATGTATTTCAATAATTTCTCCATAGGGTGCATCTGTAGCACTATTTGTAATCCAAACAACTGGAAAATGTGGTTGATTTCCAAAGTCATTTGACTCCAAATCAGTTAAGTATATTAGGCAGGATACACTAGGGTATTTCTCTGCCATTTCTGCAACAGCTGGTCCAAACCTTGTACCACCCCGACCTTGCATTGTGACTTTCAAAGGCATTGATTCACGAGTGAACGTCTGCTCATCAGTCACATCTGTATCTGCTTGCATAAAGCGAATATTTTCTACATTGGCATCAACCAACATAGATGATATCTCGCCTAGATCTTGATTAAGCTCTTCATCAGTACGAGAACCAGAAGTGTCAACGATGACACCAATCTCTTCGATACTGGGTGAATACAAACTAGGCAGATACAAACCTTGACCAATAAACCTACGATTAGGTTTTTGCCAACTGTAATCTGATTT